GGCAAGTTCGGCTGCCTGGGCCTCGGCTTCCTTTAATAGCCCTGAATATTTGACGACCTGTTCAACGTTCTCATTTAGGATCGCTCGCTGTAACTTCAAGCGGAATTCTTCAACATCATTGATCTTGCCTTGTAAGGCAGCCGCAATCTGTATGCGCTCTAGATCAAAGCCTTTCTGGGCTTCTGCGATTATCTTCTGAGCGTTCTTTTCCTTTTCAAGTAGCTTGGCAGACTTTTCCCGGTCCTTGCGGATCTTCTCGGTTTGCTTTTGTTCTTCTTTAAGATACTTGGCACGCTCGCGTGAAAGCGCTCTTTGTTTAGCCGGATCTTCTGGCGCAAATGTTGAATTGATTGCTAATGCAGCCGCCTCATACTCTTTCCATGACATGCCGAAGCTGCTGAATACCAATCGGAGAGCCGCCCCGAATCTAGCTGCACCTCTAAATGCATCACCGATTTGCTCACCAAACTTGACGATTCTTTCTAAACCTTGGTCGTAATTTCCTCCACCTAGAGCTTCAAGAGCATCGACTAAGCCTTCGCCAATAGCCTCGGCTGCATCGCCAAGAGCTAGATTGAGACGACGAATCTTTCCATCGTAGGTGTCCGCATCAGCCGCAGCCTGGCCTGAGAATTGATCACTTAATACTTCAAGAGACTTTTCAAATCCCATGGCCTTAAGTTCGGCACTGCTGTAGGCCGTCTGCAATTTACCAAGAGAAGTGAAATTGCCATTGAAAGCTCGGCTAAGTGCCAGAGATACGGACTCAACGGAACTCCCAGTTCCGGCTGCAATATCAAGTGATGCAGCAAGCAACTGTTGAGATTTAGTGACGCTTAGGGTCGCGTTTGCTAATTGTCTAAAAGCCGGAAATAGTTGCTCTTTGGAAACTGCGGTTGCTTGTTCTAGTTCCTCAATAAACTTGACTGCACCAAGGCCCTCATACTTAAGTCCAAGGTTGTCTAATGACTTGGCGAGGCTTTGGACGGCTTTGTCGGACTGTATGAATGCGTTGACAGATCGCTTGAGGGCTGTGAATCCAACAATCGCAACAAAGGCTCGTTTGGCAGATCTAGTTAATCCATCAAAGCGCTTACCTAGCGTCTGAGTGCTTTTGCTTGCCTTCTTAAAACCGGAGTCTTTGAACTCGGAAACGATCCGGACGAAGATATTACTCATCACGCCACCTGTTTCATGTCGTAGAGAACCGATTGCTGATTGAATTTAGTTCTGGCTGTTTCGATCGCTTTCATAATAGCGTCGAGGGCCTTGCCTTGGTTTTCAGCGTAAGCCGCATAGAGCAAACGGCCTTCGGTGCGCTTATTGTTGCTGCTCTTGTAATTCTTTAATGGACCCATGCGCTCGTTGAGTCGATCAATCATCATGCGACCTGCGTCTGGATTATCGCTTAGGGATTGACGGCTGCCTCTTATCCGGTAAGGCGTACCGTACTTCGTAAATCTTTGTGCGTACTGTGGACGACCATATGGATGAGTCTTTCCGGCTTGTTCTGCGATAGCGCCTGCAGGATTCTTGTTGAGCAAGGTGATCATGGAGACATAACCCATCTTGCTTTTCTTCTGCCGGCCCATGGAGTAAGTCAAGCCGCGCCGGATCTCACCAGCGTCATATTGTGGAAAATAACCGGCATTCGTGTTCTTGCCAACATAGTTTGACCAGTTGTCTGGCGCTCCAAATATGGCCGCTGGAACTTTAGCCTCAGCCGCTTCGACAATAGGGATTAGTTCACTGCGGATCTCACGGTCCATCTCACGGGCAAGATTAGGAGCTAACTCTTTGAGAGCCTTCCTAAGCCCTTGATACCCTTCGACGACCACGGCCATTTGCCTGCTGCCTCTCCTTCGCCTGCTGCTTGAAAACTTCCAAGATGGCCATCAGCATTGACTGGTCCATCTCAATCCATTCACGCGGTGGTATTCCGGTGTGGACGACTAGCTGCGCGATCCGGTAAGTGAACGAATCGCGCGTCAGCCATTTGGGGAATCGTCAGCCACCACCTCGACATCAGCCAAGGTTTCCAAGAACGGAAGGCCGAACGGTTTAACGTCCGGCGCTCCGCTACGGCGTAGACACTCCCAGGCCAGCCAATAGACATGCTCTTGCTTCTCGTCCTCGCGGAAGGCTTTATGGAAACCTTTACGGAACTGCTGCTCGAAGGCATACTCAATCGCTGGTGTGACCGGATGAACGGTCTCTGTACCATCTGCCCTGGTGATTTTTAAGCTGGCCATGTTGCCCCTTTTCTAAACTAGAACGAGCCGGTGTCGGCTACGGTTACTGCAGAATTAACTGTGAAGGTGATGTCTTGAGTTGAGATGTCACCTACGCCACCGTTGATCGGTGTCAAATTGTTAATCAGGATGTCGCCACTGTATAACTCATTCTGAGCCGATACTGCTGCGCCTGAATCGTTGATTGCTTTCCAAGCAACGGTTGTGCCGAAGGCTGCCTGCAAGGTAGCCAAGACTTCACCAGTTGCCTGATCGTTCAAAAATGAAACTGTGAGAGTTGCAGCCTCAAGACCCTTCACAAATTTATGTGAGGTGTCTCCCATTGCTGTGATCTCGAGTTCGTCGAACACTTGATTGAGCGTCACGGATGTGACGTGGTCGCTAAGATCGACATTGTTGATCTTAAGCCCGACCTTGTTATTAAGAAAAACAGCCATTTGCTATTCCTCGTCTTTCTTAGCGGTTGTTTTCGGTTCTGGTTTTGCTTTCTCAGCTGGCTTAACCTGACCGATCTTGATCAGGAAACGCTCTCGTGCTTTATCTTGATCAGCCATTGTTAACTCCAATCGGAAAGAATGCTGATGGTTACTTCACCGGTTAGCAGTTCGCCTGCCGTACCGGTTAAGACTGAAGGAGAACTAAAGGTTCCGATGGAATAGGCGAGCGTTGACGCTTCCAGCTTATTCACCAGATTCAGGTAGAAATCCTCAATGTTTGTTAGGTTGCCTTGGTTGTCGAACATAGGCGCGACCACCACTAGCTTGAAATTAACCTTGGGCTTGATCGCCTTGTAATGATCGTTAGATGGCTCGATGTAGGGATCACCCGGTTGTACCACGACGCTATTAGCAAGCAAGGTGGCAGGTGGGAAAGAGAACACCTGCCACGTTGCATTATCAGCTAGTGCAGACGCGATTGTTCCCCGTAGGGTAGTGATAGCGCTCACCCTACTTGACCGCCCGGTGCTAGATGATCCGCAAGCAGCCCACGCACCCTTGCCATGAGTGTGTTACCCATGCGATAGGGCGAAGGCTGGAAGTCAGGAGATATGCCACCAGCATTGCTGGCTTGTCTTGCTTGCCAAATATCCACCGCAATCATTAGGGTGGCTTGATTCACTTCTGGCAGGGTTTCGTAATCAACGGCTTGTGTGCCATAAACTCGACCCCACGGTGCGATGATGTGATACTCGCGTGTCGTTATTTGTGCGTTTACAAATTCAAGCCAAATTCCATTTGCAGCTGTAATTGTGTGACTGCCATTAAAATGCTGGCGCACGTTCTCTACTGTTATTGTGTCGCCAACAACAAACTGTTCTGCATTTTCGTAAATATAAATGCGCCCGGTTGTTCCGGTTGCTTCGATAGCATAAACGCTTTGACTGTTAAACCATAATTTTGATTTAACGATATTTTCTGCCGCTTGGCATACTTCTTCAACCACTGCTGAGGAATAAAGTGCACCAATGCCAAGCGCAGTGCGCAGTTCGGCTTCTGTAACGTAGGTGGCTGCCACTTCAATTCCTTTCTAGGTTAGCCCGGCGGTCAGGGCATAACCGCCGGGTAACGTTAACGATCTATTAGTTAGATCAGGACTTGTTGAACCAATTCGCTCCTGCCCCCACCTTGGTGGCGAGTGCGCCATAGCCGTAGTAGAGGAGGTCGATGGTTCCGTCACTTTGCACGTTGGTGCGAAGCTGGAATCGTGGTGACTCATACCAGGTATAGGACTCTGGGTTGACAATCACCATTGAGTAATCGGCGGTGTTATCGCCGCCTGCTCCGGTAATGAAGCGTGATACGCGAAGATCCAAACCTGCGACTGTGCCGCGAATTGAATCTGGGCTTAATGCACCGCCAGCGTTCTGAGGCGCTGTTGCGATGTAGATCGGACGACCGCCGTCGCTGTAGGACATGATGTTTGCCCATTGCTCTGGTGTGACCACGATGTTACGAGCGAAGCCAAGGCTTGCGCTGTAGATCGCTGCTGCGGCTGCGCTGACGTAGTTCAAGATTCCTTGAGCGTCATTAGCTGCGGTTGTTGCGCAGAGTGTTCCGTTGTTGGCAACTTCACCGGTGACGTATGTGTCAGTTTCCTTCGCGTAAGCAAATTCCATCTGGCGAACAAGCTCGTCAAAGAATGCAGGCGAAGATCTGTCGATGAGTTCGACGGTTGTGATTGCGCGGCCCTTGAAAGGCTTCACATCCACGTTGATGAATGATGCAGTGAGTTGTGAATCTGCAACTGCCTGGTTCTCGTTGATTTGATCAACGGTTGGAACTGCGGTGATCTTCGGGATCTGGAACACAAGCCCTGCGTCAGGAAGGGTTCCACGGCTGATGGAGTCAATTAGCGGTCTGTCAGCGTTTGATAGCGGATTGACCACCTCTGTGAGCTGGCGAGTTGGAACCATGCCAGGTGCTGTTGTTGTTTCGTTGTCTGCTGCTTTGACATACATAGCAGCTTCTTCGTCGCCTAAGAACTTTGCGCGGAGTGTGTTCTCGAGGTACTTGGACTTCGTGAACTCAAGGCGCGGCTTGGCGTAAATCGGTGCGCTAACAGTTGGGCGAGCAGCCTCTACCGCAGGGGTTTCGACCACAGGCTCAACGGTTGCGGTGTCTGGAGTATTCTCCACGACTGCCTCGCTTTCGTTTTCGTTTGGTTTCTTTTTGGCTTCCTCTTCCGAGGCCGCCACGCTCAGAACCTCAGCTGATTTGAAAGCTGCGGCTTGAACAAGACTGGTTTCGACCATCTTTGACGCTAGTACGCGATAGATCTCACCCTCGCGCTTGCCGTCTTGCACTTCGATACCGACCGATAAGCCTGAGCGCAATTGCTCGCTTGCCTCGATTAGTGCGTCATTGCCCCGGGTCGTATTTGTGACTTTGAAGGTGGCGTAAATGCCGTCTTCCTTTTCAGTAAAGCTGATCATTCGACCGATTGGCTTCTTGGCATCATGCTCTAGAAGTAGCTTCGGCTTTGGGCTGTCTGGAATACTGATTGAGCCTTTCTCAAACACAACCTTTCCAGCGCTGGTGTAACCGATCTCATTTTGGAAAGGTGCGATCTTGCCCGAGATTGTCCTTTCAGAGACGGAACACTCTATTTCACTCGAGAACGTTAGGTGCATCGTTGTTTCCGTTCGGTGTTAGGTCTTCCATTTCCATTGCTTGCTCGACAGTTATCAAACCGAGGGCAAGCATCTTTTCTAGAACGGCCAGGCGCTCTAGTGCATCGACAGCCAAGAACGTCTTTTCGACGTCGAACTTGACAATGTTGCCTCGCGCGGTGATGTCGTCCATGGATAAACGATCCTGAATTGCGTGGACATACGGCGCGAGGGAAAGTGAAACAAACTGCCTGCGTTCGTCTTGAACGTTGGCGTATGTAAAGCTGCTGTTAACGTCGGCGGAGATGTAATAGGCCGGCACGTTCATCATTCTGGCAACTTGAGTTGACATTTGCTGAATGCTGTCCACGAACATCATGTCCTTCGGACTAAATGACGTTGGTTGATATTCAAGCGTGGAAGTTAAATAGGCTGTGGAGCGCTTTTCGCGCGCAGACTTCCACGCGCTTAGAATCGCCTGAACTTCTTCTTGACTTAGATCTGCTCCGGTATTCTTTAGAACGCCGCTTGGCATCGGAGTCGCTGTTGCGATACGAGCTGCGGTTTCTAAATCAATCGCTGACCGCAAAGTACGCGCACCGCGTTGTAGAACACCTTCGTCTGATCCTTGGAAGGTAATCAGTGAACCCAAACCGGAGTTCGGAACGCTGATGCCGTCGACGTAATATTGCGTGATATACATCGTCTGCGGATCTGTATCAAATGAAACGCGGCCCGGAGCAATCCACTCAAATCTTGAAGGTCTGCCATCATCAACATAAGTTTCTGTGACTCGCCAATATGCGACACCGTAGAAAAGCAAACTATCAACGGTCCAGGATATTGTGGTGCTGCGTGGTGCAGCGATTGTCGGTTGATCTAGCCAAACTGGATTCCCGATTTTCTCACCCGTACTCTTGCGATAAAGGTCGAGCGGGAAAGATCCGATCGTGCAGGCGAGAAGATTTCTGCACCTGGCTACCGAAGGCACACTCATAGCTTCTTCGCGACCTACGGCGGTGAAAGCGAGTGGCAGGTAATAGTTGAAAGCATCAGTCATTAGCTGAGGCGACGCTTGAGCCTCAATCTTGGGAGCGCGGAAACGGTCAAAGATACCCATCAATGCATACAATACCACACAAATGTGGCAAACCGGACATTTTAGACAGCGATAATTTGTGGTTTCGTTTGTGGCTTCAGTAGCTGATGGGTGACCATGGCAAGACCTATCGCAGCCGTGACATCACCGGCCGATTTGCGTCTGACGATACGCCAGCCCGAATCAATCTCCTTCGCTGCGCAGTTGTTCATAGAGTCAATTAACGATTGCTGGCCGTTATGAATGATCCGGCGGTTCACGATCGCATCTAGTAGATCACTGCAGGCTTGATAGAACACCTGGCCACTCATGTCCTGCATTTTCTGGCCGCTTTGGCTCAATCGCTCTGCGACACTCATGGCAGTGTATTTGTCATAGCAGATCAAGCGCGGTCGATATTTCTTGGCCCAATCTTGAACCTCGACTGCTATCTTCAACTCATCAACGGCGGTGTCGGAATGGAACTGCGCAACTACGCCAACGGCTAATTTGCCGTCCTCGCGTAGTTGTGCCGCAACGAGGCTGGCATCTCGCTTAGTCACCGCAATATCAAGCGCAAAGACGGTGGTAGGCCCGGGCTGGATTACTAGATCTTGAACTGTTAGATCCTCGAAGGCGCGATACGGCCAGGGCGATTTCAGCGCGGAAACCCACTGGCAAAGCGTCTCTGTGCGCGTAGCCTCGACCGACGATGTCGCTACTGATTCAGCGATAACTCCCTCATCTATGAGGTATCCAAGTGCGGGATTTGCCTGATACCAAGCGTCGCGATCATGAATGCTTGCGAAGTCGTCCGCGCTATATTCCCAGAAGCCCAGTGACTTAGGTGGATGGCTGATGGCCCTGGTGCGTAGATCATTTAGAACGGTGCTGAATGCATCACCGGCGTTGCTAGTTAAGAACACCTGGCTATTTGGCCTCGCGCGCGTGATCGGTCTAGCTGCGGTCCAGGCTTCTTCGGATACTTCACGAAGTTCATCTATGTAAAGCAGGTCCGCCGTCTTACCACGGGATCCGTCTCTGGTCGCCGCGACGATCTCGTATCTAGCTCCATTTAGGAGTTCGACCGATTCCTGGCCATTAGCCACACGGACCTGCTTCAACTGCGTCCGAAGCAGTTCTGTCGATTCAATCACTTCCACAACCTTGCGAAAGGTGTCCAAGGCCATGGCCCGATTGCTCGACATGGCCACGATACTCATTTCACCGAATAAGAACAACCCGGCAAGGATCCGAATTCGAGCTAAGTGCGTCTTTCCCGATTGTCTGGCCACCAGGAGCAGATTCGTCTTGCGAATGAACTTTCCCTGCGCGTCAACACGCAACATATCTGTGAGAACGTGGTGTTGCCACGGAAGTAGCTCTTGTCCGATTGATTCTAGCCACGGAATGACTTCATCGATCCGGCTCTTTCCGCGTAGAGGCGCGTTGCTTAGGCGCGGCTTCGTGTTTCCCTTGCGAACCGCCACTTCTAAATTCCCCCCTGGTCACTTGGCGCAATGAAAGGTGAATCGTGATCAACGCGGACTGATGTCGGTGAATTCTGGACCGATTTGGACCGGTTTGTCCGTTTTGGAGAGAGATGGTCTGCCAAGGCAGGGGGGGTAGCCGTTGTAGCAGAAAAAACGCCCATTGTGTCCCTTTTGAGCGAATTGCACGAAGCACACGCGGCAACGCAGTTCTCTAGGGTATCCTCACCACCCTTGCTACGAGGCCAGACGTGATCGGCCTGTGTGGCCACGTCGCCGCAATATACGCACGTATAGCCGTCTCTGCGCAGTACTTGTAGCCTTAGCTTCTTCCAGCGTCGTGTGCCCCTGTAGGGCTTCAGTGCCACCCTTTACGCTCCAGTGCTGATAAGGCTAAGCACCAATCACCTTTATAACGTTTCTTTATATATTCTATGTGCTTATGGATCTGCTTATAAGGACCCCACTTGTTAGCGTGATCACTCATGTGTTGGAATAGACCATACGCACCAGTAGTCTTGTTACTAACCCACCAACGCCACGTACTCTCACGGTGTGCCAGCTCATTAGCACACACGAACTGATCCCAATCATTTAACTGGTTGTGTAAATATAGTTTTATATTCATCGGCTCAAGGGTATTAACTACTGCTGCTTCAGCAGCGTAATACTCCACCTCGGTTGTCGTTGTTGCAGTGCCTAGGCTCAAGCCTAGAGCAAGCAACACGATCAACAAAGCTCGGCCCAATGCTGGCCGGCTGTGCGAGCTGCCTTTCAGGCTCGCCTGCCGCGACAGCATACCCATCGTGTCAAATCGAGAACCATAAACGCAGGTCAGACCCATTTTCGGTTCTTTCATCTTACCGATCCGTGATCAAAGGTCAGCATGATTTCTCTCGCTCGATCACCAATGCCCCATAATGCGGTTGGCATGAATATGCCGTACCGATCACCGTCTGGAGTTACAAAGGTTTCCCGATTGCTTATGATGGTGCAGAGCGCTGATGAATCCCACAGCTCGTAGAACCAAAGGCTCCGAGCGAAGGGCACGAGGCAGAAGCCGTTATTATGAGCGATCCACTTCTTGATCCATGGCTTTGGTGCTGAGTACGGTGGATTCATCCACACCAGCCCTTCCCAGGGCGTTGTTAGCCCGTCGTCGGCCTCTGTCAAGTAGCGTTTAGCTGGAACCCATGGTACGCCACCCGGTGGCGCGCACACGTCCAGATCAAACTCGATGCCGATTAGTTCAAAGATCTCCGGTGGGGTGTATAGCTGATCGTTCTTGCTGTAGCCTTTGCTGTTTCTCCCGTGTTGCACGTTGTCCCTCTCCCATGACTATTTCACAAGCGTCACAATATTTGCGCCCGTCTAGTAAGCGCCACTTGCCGCAGCCTTTGCAGCGCCCAATCTTGTCTTCAGTATCCACTAGCTTTTAGCAGGTAAACGAGATCGGCCAAGGTGAGGACCGCGATAAATTGATCCACGCTCTTCTCACCCTGGCCGTTCATTCGTAGCACACCGACCCCAAGGCCCTGCTCTTTCCTCCTATCACTGAGTTGACGCATTAATAGCGGCAGATCTAGCTTCGTTCTGGCTTTGATCTCGATGTCTAGGCCCTCGATTCCCGTGACATCAGATCCGTCGCGACCAGCTCCCACAGGAAGGGCGTGTTGCCACCCCTGTTCGCGGAAGTAATCTGCTACTATGCGCTGCGTCGCATAACCTCGGTGTTTTCGGTGTTGCGACATTTAGTTACTCCTTATGTGACATGTGCGGCATTCGTGCGGCTTGGCTGCTCCAGCAGCTATCGGCTCGTTACAATTGTCGCACACGTCCATTTTGCTTTCTAGCACAAACATTTCTCACCCCACAATCAGCTCTAGGTCCTCTGGGCGATAGATCCACTTGCCTGCCGGATCTAGGATCATCCAGATTGATTTGCACTGCTCGGCCTTGCGTTTCATAGGAAGAGGGCAAGTCCAGCCACGATAAGCGCCATTCTTACCAACGCCCTCACGAAGCTGACGCAGGCCATGCTTACACGCAGGAATAGGCTCGGCAGCCAGTTTCTGAGCCACCAGATCAACTGCGCCCTCAAAAGCGGGTTCAAGATCAGCCGGTGGTTCAATAGTCGTGTCCCAGATAATTTCCGCTGTTGGATTCTTCGCATTTAGAAACTCCTTCTGTTCCTTGGTGCGTACGCGAATCGGTTTCGGAGAAGCACCGCTTTCAGCGTCCGCAACCTTAGCCATTTCCAAACTGCTTGCTCGCTTTCCTTTAGCAGATAGTCCGAGATTTGCCATACATCGTCCGATTGCAGAAGTCTCGCAGTTTTCAAACCAGAAATCGCGATCAACGCCGCGATCCTTGCGAGCGCCTCTCGCGTAGCCAATAGCGGAAGCAACAGGATCTGCAAAGGTACGGAAAGCCGTCGCTTTGAAGATAACCGTGCCGTCTTGTTCGTTAGAGCTAACAAGCTCAGTATGGATCGCACCGTCTGGATATTTTTCGTAGAATTTGTGGATTCGGGTGTCGACATCTTCGTAATCACTCAGGTTGAACATCGAGTTGATTCATTCCTTTCGCGTAGTCTATTTGGTCTTTTAATGTCCAGATCGTGCCGTCGTGCCACGTTTGGACGTCCATTGCGCAGTTGTGGCAGTAATGCCGAACCACCAACTTTCCACCAGCGCGTTTAGAAGTAATCGTCCACACGGCCTGAGTTCTGCCTTTCGGACTATCAGTTCCCCAACGTAATTTGCAGTAGTCACACCATGTGCCCTTGGGAGATCTACTCAACATCCATAGAGTTCCAAGTTCGGAATTGCTCCCAGTCTTTGACTGCGAGTTCTCCGGCGATTGCTGCATAGGCGCAAAGATCCACCCAACTGTCGTAAACTGCATCAGCTCCCATAAGCCTTGAGATTTTGAGAAGCGCCATACAGATTGCCACGTCTGTCGGCTCAATCTTTGTCCGTAGATACGCGGCCCAAAGCTCGCTTGCTCGTAGCATTGCGACGTCGTAATCACCATGCGTCCGTCCGCGCTCTGTGATCGTGTTAGAAGAGTCATTTAGAATCTCCTTGGCGTTCCATCGCCCGTGCCCTGTTGAAACCATCTCTGAAACCTCTCTGGTAGTGATTGTCGGTGAGTCTAATAAACCAAGCTAAGAAAAGCCCAGCTGATAGTAACGAAGCGAGGATCCATTTCAAGATCAGTGGATCTGTCATGCGACCTCCTCGTTGACGTTGAATACATCGAGGAAGTATGCAGCTATCACTTCACGAGATAGACGACCAGGTTGACGCTTTGCGCCCATGTTCTCTATCGCGTAAGCACGAATTTGTGAAGAGTGTGCGTAGTTCTTTCCGTCTGTGTAGCATTTAGTTTTGCGATCGAGTCGAATCATTTCTTGACCCGATCACGATTGTTAAGCATCACATGTTTGTAATCCGGTAGATGCTCACAGGTATTTATTAACACAGCCAGCATTAGCTGTGGATCTCGGGATTCTGCCGCTTTCAGCAGGTTATTCCCGGCGGTCGTCATGGCTTGCGCCACTTCTTCCGTTAGCCCCATCGAATGCCCCTTTCTAATAGGCTTTCAATAGGCTATTAGACCAGAGTTATGGGCAATTAGGCAACGGCGCGCCGTCAGCCGTAACGTTTTCCTTCCACGACGAAGCTACCTTGGCGATCAATCGGGACGGTCACGCCTGTCGTTCCATTGCGGTCGGTGTAGATCAGACCGAATCCCTTCTGCCAGTTGAATGTGCCCTTGGTGTAGAACGCCTGCTTTTCATCCATCAAATGCCCCACTTCCATGCCTGTGAGGACACGGCCTAAAACGCCGCCAGAAGCCTCACTGAAGGCCGAAACCCCCAACCTGTGGGTGTGTCCGCAAACCACCGACTTTCCGTGCCTCCTAGCGGCCGTCAGGGCCGTTAAACCGGCATTGTGGTTGATAGCCTGCTCATCACCGTGGACCATGATCCATCCCTTGGCTATCTCGTAGGGTTTGTGGTGATAGGTGATGCCCAGTTCCTTTAGCTTCAGGAAGCCCTCAATTGTTAGCTCGGGCAAGCCTAGAAGGCCGGGCAGGCGCTTAGAAATGGCGCTATAAAGCCTGGCGCTGTGGTTAGACCTAGATAGATGGCGGATCTGCAGCTCGCCGAGGATCTCAACGGTCTTGTCGCGATCGCTTCCAATCGTGCCCGACCATTCATCCCGGCCACTAGACCAACGACTAATGGTCTGTAGATCTATTTCATCTCCGACGCAAATGACGTCGTCCGGCTTGTAGCGCTTGATGAATTTGGCAACGTTGCGGACGGCACGTTCGTCATGAAACGGAACTTGTAAGTCCGAGATCACGACGATTCGCTTCATTCGTCCTCGTCTTCTTCGTAGGGATTGTGATCCGGATTAGGAATGATCCACTCCGGCAGGCGCATCGTCTCTTCTAAATACCAACGGGCTTGATCTCTATCCCAACCGGCCCGAACCAGCGCTTCATACGCCTCAACAACGGACGCAGCCCAGACATCAATAGCGCGTAAGGGTTCGCGAGCATCGCGTTTGGCGGCCCGTTCCTTAGCTCTTTGTCTAGCGAGCTTTTCGCGCTTTGTTAGTTTTCTTGCGGTCATTTGTCAGCAATTCTAACACCATGGACTCTAGTTTTTCGATCCGCGACACGATATTTGAACCCTCCAAAATGGTTGGCACTTCGTGACGGATAATGTAGCGCAAGCCACCGACAATCAGCGCGCAGCAGGAAAGAATGGCGGCCACGAAGGCCGCCCACTCTGCTGGTGTCATTTGCGCCGACCGAAGGCGTGGTCGTTGCCGTTAAAGTATCTGATCGCGACCGGTAGCACTGCTGCTATTCCGGCATTTACAATCGCAGCGGCATCCCAGCCCACTGTCGAGTAGGTCGCTAGTGCTGCGGCTAGGAAGGATCTGCCCCAACTTGCGGCGATTCTTTTTAGTTCGGCCATTGATCGGTTCTCCTGTCAGTAGAGGGATCCGGAACATGCTCCGGTCTTCATCGCCCTTGGTTGTAAAACTTACATGGATGTGCGTGGTGTGTGGATTCAGGCCGGTGTATTTTCTCCACCGGTAATTTCGTCTCCAGCTGGCAATCTTGCCGTTGAATATAACGTAGGAAATTCTCTTATCAAATCTGGCAAGTAGTCGAAGCTGATCAGCAAGATCAAACGCTTCGGATTTGTGGGATCTAAGATCGGCATCAATGTCGAGGGCACGTACCCAGCCATCAGGAACAGAAGGGTTGTGATCCGAGCGACGCGCAGCGTGTTTGGCATCCCCAAGCCAGCCGTCACTAGCTCGATCTCTATCGGGGAACGCATCATCAATCTGCTCCCTGAGTTGTTGTCCGGCTTTGCACAGTTTTGCCATTATTTTGAGGGATTGTGCTATGCCGGTGGATTAGGAAATACAATATCAGCAGGATTAGTGACTGATTGAGGTAAATCTCTCAAAGCCTGTCGGTAAATAACCCAGGCGGTTTTATCCCACGGAGCATCTTCAACCATCCGCCAGTCGGAATCTTTGAGAAGATTATCTCGGTGAATACGAATACGCTCCCATCGCCACTCGTCAGGAATATCTGCCTCAAACACTTTTTCTAAATATGACATTTTTTCTCCTAAGCGACCTGATAAAGAATATTCCAAGTTAAAACGTCACTCGTTGCCCAAGTGAAGGGCGTAGTCGCATTGACTATTCCAGCGTTCGCGGCGCTTGCTATGTCGGCGGCATAACTAATTTTTGTTTGGCCACCTGCGCCAACAAAAGTGAATCCAAAATAAGAAGTTCCAGCAGAATTATCGTAGAAAAAACTTGTTCCGCCGTAACCCATAGTTGATGCCTTACAATTAACTGGAAGTGAGGTTTCCCAAGTTCCAGTAACCGAGCTAGTTGAGCCTAAAGTAATTTTGCCGTAGTAATGAACAACATCTCCACTTTGAGCATATCGGCTAAAAGTAATTGTTCCATTTCCTAAGGTAAAGTTTGTAAATGTTGGTGTGTAGTCGGTATAACTAAAACCGGCAGCGGCAGCAGCAGCCCACTTGACCCCTAAACTTTGAGTCGAATCAGCCGTAAGCACTTCTCCATCTGCGCCAATGGGAATTCTTGCGTCAGTTGTGCTATAACCCCAAACATCACCTTTAGTTGTTAATGGTGATGTAGTGCCAGCATCATCAAGCCACGCAGATCCATCGTAACGATAAGTCTTATTTGTATCTTTTAAGTAACTCATCATGCCTTCGGCTACTACGCCGGTTAAGGCTGTGGTTCTAGCAGCTGCATCGTCAAAAACCATGACGGTCTGCTGCATTAAATACGTGTCAACGTCACTGGCGGTGAGAATATCACCACTATTGAAGTCCTTAAAGCCGGCTCCTGCCATTTATGTCTCCTTAATAACTCAGGACGTTGGTCCCGATTATACCTAAAGTGTTGGAATCAAGCACGAAGCCATTCACGAGGCTTTCGCCCGTTAGGACCGTCGTGGTCATGCGGTTATTCATGAAATCGTGATTTATGCCTTGCGCTAATACGCTCTGCGTGACGGTTGTAGATCCAGGCATCAGTTTGGTCACGCTACAAGCATCCAGCAGTTCTATGCTCAGGCCTGCTGTGCATCTAGCCGTATCGTCGCCGTCCTCTAGATTCAGAACGATTGAATCCACGCGTGTTTCGACATCGGATCTGGTGGAAAGGATCATCTGCGCCATGTCCAGGGCTTCTGCATCGGTTTCCATTAACACGTTCTCGCGCTTGCCGCTGTGCTGGAAATAGGTGTCGATTGAACTTTGATTGAAGGCATTCTGAGGCGTTCCATTTAGGCGTGTCACGGTCACGTCGTTTAGTAGCTGATCGCTGTCTAAATTGACCGAGGCCGCTTGAAAAGCGATCCCTGAGCCATTATCGGCAAAGCTGAAGGCAACGTTAGCCAATGATTGCGTTATAGCGCTGCGAGAGATAAACGTAGCCAATCCTTCGCCGTCGATAAAGAAGCCGCCTAGTTCGCTATCTTCTACCGTTCGCAGGGCATCAAGTGCCGAACGATCGGTTCCTGGATCTACCTGAAGCGTAGTATCTCCGGTGTCGATATCCCGAAGGCTAGAGGGCCAATCCACCTCATCGAGGATCTTTCCGATTCGCACTCCTGAGTTTTGCCCTGCCGTGGCGCTGGCGATCGAGCTAATCAAAGCGCCCTGCAATAGCCGGAAAGCATCAACGCACCGAAATGTGACCCGGGTCACTTCATCAGTTCCGATTGAGAAGTTGGTGATGTAGTTCGTGATGAATCCTGTGAATAGGTAATAACGCGTTCCATCGTAATCGGCATAGATCTGGATCTTACGTAGAGGGATCAGCTTTCCATAGTACGGTCCCAGCGTGTTCTCAGGGTTCCAGTCACCGTTCTGATCGTAAATGTCCAGCGTTGCCGATCCGGCTTCAAATTTGCCAAGAATACGGTTACGGCCTCGCCTGATGTGGGCTTCCTTGATCAGCGAGGAAATGTCCACATAGTCGGCCGGGGTATCAGCTAACTCGGCAAAGTCTAAGACTCCGTAAATGGGATCGTCTAAAATAAAGGCGTTAATGAGAACGTTGATTCCGGGCGTAAAATCGACGATAGCGCCTAGAACGGGGGCGGCTGGCATTAGATGGCCACCGAGCTGTAGATCAGGCCTCTACCGGCCTTCTGGTAGTTATAAAGCTGGTCTGTGATGGTGTTTACAAGATCCGTTTCGCTGGTTACGTTGCCGGCTACGTTGACGACGACTGCCGGAGCCTCATCGCGCATTCTAAATTCTGCCGGTCCATAACCGCCAGGTGTTAAAGGTAACGAACTCATTATCTCGTCAAATTGAGCTAAAACGGCTGTTGCTTGGATTGCTGAAAGAACCGCCTCAGCTTCGGCTACTAGAGCCTCTGCTTCTGCCGCTGCTGCATCGGCTTCAGCTATTGCTGCAGCTACCTCTGGTGCTGCGGCTGCCCAGGGAAGCCCACCACCAACTGCCGCTGTGGTTGTACCCATTGGAGCGCCTGAAGGAGCCGTTTGACCGAAGATATTACCGCTCACGTAGACGCTGTTGGCATTCACTGACATAGTGTCCAACTTGGTCACGGTCATCTTGTCTTGGTCTAAAAGCAATCCTTTTTCTGCAAAGAGGACATCGATCGGGATCTGCCAATCTAGTTCTTTGAGTAGATATTGGATCCGAGCAATAGTGGCTGGCCAGTCAGTAAATGGGTTTTCAGCTAGTTCTGGCAGGCTCGCAAGCAAGGCGGCAAGTTCGGCTGCCTGGGCCTCGGCTTCCTTTAATAGCCCTGAATATTTGACGACCTGTTCAACGTTCTCATTTAGGATCGCTCGCTGTAACTTCAAGCGGAATTCTTCAACATCATTGATCTTACCTTGTAAGGCAGCCGCAA